AATTACCACCACTTGACTTCATAGGATGATATTATGCCACTTTCTCCGTATTTTTTACAAGGATCTTCCAGTGAACAGAGATTAGTTCAGGATCTTATCAATGAACAACTAAAAATTTATGGACAAGATATAGTTTATCTTCCTCGTAAAGTAGTAAACAAGAAAACAATTATGAAAGAGGTTGTGGCCTCTACATTTGATGATGCCTATCGTATGGAAGCATATCTTTTAAACTATCAGGGATTTGAAGGAAATGGAGATATTTTACAGAAATTTGGAGTTCAAACTACAGACGCAGTAACATTTGTAATATCTAAAGAGAGATATGAAGATTTTATCAGTCCATTTTTGACTGAAGATAGTCAGATAGAGTTGGCAACAAGACCTGAAGAAGGAGATTTAATTTATTTTCCTCTTGATAATACCATGTTTGAAATAAAATATGTTGAGGGTAAGAAACCATTTTATCAATTAAATAATCTTTATGTTTATACATTAAGTTGTGAGGTAATGGATTATGCTCTCGATGAACAGATTGATACTGGAATTCAGGCAGTTGATGAAGCAGCAGTAGAGTTTGGATATACAACAAGATTAAGCATGGTTAGTATTGCTGCATCAACAGCATCTGCAGCAGTTCAATTATCTAAAGATGTATCACCAGCAATTGGAAAAGGAGTCGCAAAGGTAGATTTAATTAATGATGGAACAGGATACACACTTCCACCTTTAGTTGGATTTTCTACATCACCTGGTGTTACTGCTACTGCTGTTGCAATTATGACGAGTCGAAGTGGTCAAAGTGGTCAGTCCATAGATCGTATTGAAATAGTAAATCCAGGTGGTGGATATACGACTCCACCCACAATCACTATTAGAAGCCAAAATGCCTTTGGAACTGGTGCTGCAGCAACTGCGATTATATCTGATGGAGTTCTATCCATACCAGTTATTAATCAATCTGGAGCAAGTTATGGTGCGGTTCCTACGGTAACTTTCAATCCTGTTGGTTTAGATACAAATATTGGAGTAGGGTCAACCGCACAAGCAATTGCTATTATTAATACACTTGGTAAAGTTGCATCGATTAGATATACTAATGCTGGATTTGGTTATACCATAGCACCAACAGTTACAATATCTTCACCCGCAGCTGTCGGATTTGCAACTGGTAATTACTTATTTAAAGAATTAGTCAGAGGTGTCTCCACTGGAACCACAGCATATGTATCTAATTGGGATTCTGATGATAGAATACTCAAAGTTACAAATGTTTCAGGAAGTGGATTTGCAGTTGGTGAGGCAGTTGTTGGTATTGGAACAACTATGTTGGGATCAGATTCTAAGTACATTGTAAGAAGTGTTTCGGATCAAGACGAGTATGATAATTATAATGAAAATATACTTGTAGAATCTGAAGCGGACTCAATTATTGACTTTTCCGAAGATAACCCGTTCGGTGATTTCTAAATAGTTTGGATAAGGCCTGTTTAAGATATGTTAGGAACCTATTATTACCATGAAATAATCAGAAGGACTATTATAGCCTTTGGTACACTTTTTAATGAAATTGACATCAAACATCAGACTGCTGCAGGTGGAGCATTTTCAACTGTAAGAGTTCCAATTGCTTATGGCCCAACAGAAAAGTTTTTAGCAAGATTAGAACAAAAACCAGATTTAAGAAAGAGAGTTGCAATAACTCTACCTCGTCTAGCATTTGAAATGGACGGTATATCATATGATCCTGCAAGAAAAGTTTCAACAATGCAAACTTTTAAGGCATTTACAAAAGATGGGTCAAAGAGTGCAAGAAAAATTTTTATGCCAGTTCCATATAATTTAAGTTTTAAGTTATACGCAATGACTCAATACAATGAAGATTCTCTACAAATTATTGAACAAATATTACCATATTTTCAACCATCATTTAATCTAACTGTAGATTTAGTTAAAGCAATCGGAGAAAAAAGAGATATACCAATGGTATTGGATAGTGTTAGTTTTGATGATAATTATGATAGTGGTTTCGAACAGAAAAGAGTTATAACTCACACTTTAGGATTTACAGCAAAAACTTACTTGTTTGGCCCTGTTTCGGATTCCTCATCTGGACTTATTAAAAAAGTCAACGTTGATTATAATACTAGCACCAATACTAAAACTGCATCAAGATCTAAGAGATATGTCGCAACACCAAGAGCACTTAAAGACTATAATGATGATGCAGTAACAAGACTTGCAGAAGATATAACAAAAACACAGAAGAAATTCTTAGTTCAGAATACATCGAGTTTAGTTGTAGATACCTACATTGCAATTGGTGATGAACTGATGTTTATTAAAGAAATTGAGAACAATCACATCACTGTTAAACGTGGTGAAGATGGAACAACTATAGATACTCATATAAACGGTGACGTAATTGATGCGGTCAACGCTCAAGATGATGCACTTATTGAAGTTGGTGATGACTTTGGATTCAGTGAACAGAGGTTTGATTTACCTGACTATAGAACATTCAGTCCTACAAAAGGAGTTGACGTATGAGTAAATTTGATGAAATAGATGAATTTTTGGATATTGAACCAGTTGATACTCCAAAAAAAGATCAAATTAAAAAAGTAGAGAAAAAAGAAGATTCAACTCTTGACTATGAATATTCAAGGGGAAATTTATATTCATTAATTGAAAAAGGACAAGAAGCAATAAATGGTATACTAGAATTAGCACAAGATGGTCAACAACCAAGAGCATATGAAGTTGCTGGACAATTAATTAAAAGTGTTGGTGATACAACTGATAAGTTAATTGATCTTCAAACTAAAATGAAAGAATTAAATAAAGAAGAAAAGGATTCACCAAAAACTGTTAATAATGCACTATTTGTAGGATCAACATCTGAGCTTTCAAAATTGTTAAAAAAGGGTGTTCTAAATAATAATACTACTGAAGAATCCTGATAATGTCAGACGATTTAAGAGACTTTTTCTCTGAGATCTCAAAGTCAAAAAAAGAGAAAAAAAGAAAATTAGAAGAAGCAAAAAATGAACTTAAATCCATTGTAGGGGACTTAGGGCTAGATTCTTTATTTGAAGATTTTACTAATATTAAAAAAGAACAAATTAAAAAAGAGAAGCAACAATCAAAAAAACTTGAAGCATTTGAAGACTTTTTCTCAAATATTGAAAAACCTAAACCAAAGAAAGTAGTAAAAAAACCAATAGAAGAAGTAATTGAAAAACCCGCAAAAGAGATAGTTGAAAAACCTATAGTTACGGAAAAAGAGATAGAAGAAATAAGTGAAGAAGAATTAGAAAAGGAGATAGAAGAAGTTAAAGAAGATGTATCTTTAATTGAAAAGTCTTTAGGGTTGCTTGCAACTACTGATAATAATGAAGATTCTTCAATTTCATTAGATAAAAAATTTGCAAGTTTTGAAGAATTTCAAAATCATTATGTGACTCTTATTCAAAAAATACAACAACAATTATCCACATTAGGTGGGGGTGGTGAAGTAAATTTTAAATATCTTGATGATGTTACATGGAATGGATCTGATGATAATGGTAAATTTTTAAAATATAATAGCACCACAGAAAAATTTGAATTTGCAACTGTTTCTGGTGGTGGTGGAGGTGGAGAAACTACATCAATTATTGCTGGTGATAATGTTACTCTTGCTGGAGGGCCTACTGGTATAGTCACAGTTGGTATTACTACTGAACAGATTCAAGATGTAGTTGGAGCAATGTTCACTAATAATACTGAAACAAATATTACTGCAACCTATCAAGATTCTGACGGTACAATTGATTTAGTTGCTTCTGGTGGTGGTGGAGGTGGTGGTATTAGTCTTAGTGATCTTTCAGTTACTACAAACTCTGCAGGATCTGCAACACTTGCATACAATAATTCTAGTGGAGTATTTACATATACACCACCTGATTTAAGTTCTTATTTAACTACGGAATCTGATACTTTAAATTCTGTTTTAGGAAGAGGTAACGTATCTGGAATTGGAATCAGTATTTCTGGAACCAGTACTTTTAGTTCTGATTTGAATGTTGCTGGTGCTTTAAGTGTAGCACAAGACATAACTCATACTGGAGATACAAATACAAGGATAACATTCCCTCCTGCTGGTGATCAAATTACATTTACAACTAATGGTTTTGACAGAGTTGGTATAGGTTCAACAGGTTATATTAATATTGGTGGTGAAAATGAAAGAAAAATTGATATTACTACTGGAGATGGAGATAGTGTTTTAATTCGACCAAACACTGGTGGTTCAAATGAAGCAGGTAATGCGGGTGCTGTTAATAATGCCATAATATTAAGAGCTCCATACGGTTCAGGTGCTCCAACCACATCTAATGCTGGTGCGAGATTGGGAATGGTATTTACTGGTCGAAATGACAATCTAGGTTATATTGATGATCCTAAAAAAAGTGCTGGAATATATGCTGTTTCTGAAGATCCAAACAAAGGATATTGGAGATTAGTTGGATTAGCACTTTACACTTCCCCATTCAACTCAACTCAAACAGAAAGACTTCGCATCACAGCAACAGGTAATGTCGGCATCGGAACTTCTGGCCCAACACATAAATTAGAAGTCGATGGAAACACTTTATTAAAAGATAATCTATCTGTAACTGGTATCTCAACTTTTACGGATGACCTATATGCAAATGGAAATATAATAGGTGATAATGCAACAAATATATCTGGAATTAATTCAGTTACTGCCACAACATTCTTTGGTGCTTTAACTGGTAATGTTACTGGTAATCTTACTGGAAATGCAGACACTGCGACATCATCAGCCACAGTTACAGATGCTGCTCAACCAAATATTACTTCATTAGGATCATTAACTAAATTAAATGTTACTGGTATATCAACATTTAGTAAGGTTGTAAATGTTGGTGTTGGATTGACAGGAACTGCTATAAAAATATTCACAACTGGATTTCAAATAAAAAATAGAAACGATAACAAATTTTCTTTTGCTGCCATTCCAGGTTCTCATACTAGGTTATTTTATAATAATTCAAATAAGCTAGAAACTACAAATGAAGGTGTACTGATCTCAGGTATTTCAAGTGCAACATCATTTAGTGGCAATGGTGCTGCACTTTCTGGTGTTGTAACTTCTATTAATGCTGGTGATAATGTTACTCTTGCTGGAGGGCCTACTGGAATAGTCACAGTTAGTGCCAATACTTTATATACTTCTTATGCAAAAATTTCAGACGTAAAGGCTTACAACGTACAAGGAGGAACAGCTCCTGCGGGATCATTTAATCGTGATATTAATACGGAAGATTGGGATCCTGACGGAATAGTTTTGGGTTTAAACGGAAAAGCTTTAAGTGGAAATTTGAAGTCAAATGGTGGTAATTACACACAGTCAACAAATAACCAAGAGTTTGCATTAGGTGCAGGAACGTATTCAGTTAGGGCAACATCACCTGTTCATAAAGTTAATAGATCTCATCTCAGATTAATTCAGGTAGATACAGACGTTGATAGAAGTAATACTACAACCATTGGTGGTGGGCCTGGAGTGTATGCACACTCTACAGTAGATCTTACAACAACTTTTGTAACTCTTTTTGTAAGATTCACTATAACAGAGACTAAAATTTTTAGAGTTAGACAATTTTGTCAAACTTCAAGTACTAATGGATATGCTCTAGGTATGGAGACACTTGCAACATTTTCACCTAGTGTATATACTGTAGTAGAAATTTACAAGGAGTAAACTTATGGACATACAAATGGCATTACAAGAGTTGGGTTTAGTAAAATCAAATGAATACACCATCACACAAAGTAATGCTCCAAATGCGATAGATAAATGGTTTGGGCCTGATCCACAACCTACAGAAGATGAATTAAATACAGCGTGGGCATCTTTTGTAAGTAAAAATCCTGATTGGGATAAATCTGATATTTAAAATATACAGACAATTTCTCATAGAATAAATAACTAAAATGCTCTGTCTGAAGAAAGCTAAATAATGGCACTTAAAAAACCAGGAGATTTTTTTCAAAGGAAAGAAGTTGTAAAAATAAAAGAAGAGATTGATCAATTGGTTAACCCTGAATTGAGTTCACTTTCTGATGCCTTTGATAATTATAAGGAGAAGGTAAATAAATTTGAATTACTTTCAGGAGTAATTGAAGATGTACAAAAAGAATTAAAAGATATTAAGGTTGAAGTTTATAAAAAAGAGGAACTAGAAGAAACTGTAATCAAATCATCTCTTTTACTAGAGAAAAAAATAAAAGAGTTAAAAGAAGATGTAGAAAAAGAAAGTAAGAATGTTTTAAACATTTCTTCAATCAAGTATAGGAAACTTGAAGAGGAAGTTAAAAAGTATCACGACAAGGCACTTTCTGTCATAGAGAATGAAGTTGGAAAGATTGAAGAGGGGCAAAAATCTTATAATTCAAAATTAGCAAGTATTAAATCAGAAATTTTTAGAACAGAGGATCTTAAAAAAGTAACTGAAAAAGTTAAAGAGGATTTAGCTGAGTTTCAAAAAGTAGATTATGATATCTCCGAAAAAATAAAGTACATGGAGGAAGTGTTTGTTAAGTTTAACGAGCAAGTAACTCTTAAAGAAAATGTCATAACAGAACCTCCATCTACAAATAATAGTGATCCATTAACACCTTTAGATCAAAACTTTGTAACTTTTGAACAGTTATCAGAACATTATCGTGTATTCATTAACCGAATACAACAACAATTGTCAACACTAGGTGGTGGGGGTGCTGTCCGTATCCAAGATATGGACGATATTGATCTATCAACTGCAAAAGTAAATAACAAATTTTTAAAATACGACTCTACTACTAATAAGTGGGTAGGTGCCGATGCTAGTGGTGGTGCTGGAACTGTTAATATTATAGATGATACAAGTCCACAATTGGGAGGAAATCTTGATTTAAATTCAAATAATATTACTGGAACTGGTAATATTAATATTACTGGTACTGTTACGGCTACAGATATTAACTCAGCATCTGATATCAAATTAAAGAAAAATATTAAACAAATTGAAGATCCAATATCAAAGATCATGGGTATTGAAGGTGTGTCTTTTAACTGGAAATCTAATAATAAACCATCACTTGGAGTTACTGCTGATCATTTGCAGAATATTTTACCAGAATTAGTTAAGGAGGATGATATAAAAAGTGTTAACTATAATGGACTTGTAGGTCTTTTAATTGAATGCGTAAAAAATCAACAGAGGCAAATAGACGAACTCAAAGATCAACTAAATAATTAAAAAATTACCCAGTGGCAACACGAGGACGGTAAATGGCAATTAAAATATCTGGATCTACTATTATTGATGATAGTAGAAATATAGTAAATGCTGGTGTAGTAACAGCAACATCATTCAGTGGAGACGGAACAAGTCTTACTGGGGTTGGTGCATCAGTTACAAATTTGATTTACGTTACTAAAGATGGTAATGATTCAAATTCTGGTTTAAAAATTACAGACGCAAAGGCAACAATAAAGGCAGCAGTAGGAATATCATCAGCGAGTTCAGTTATAAAAGTAAGTGCAGGAAATTATGTTGAAGACAATCCAATCGAACTTCCTTCACAAATAAGTATTATCGGAGACAGTTTAAGAGAAGTATCAGTCACTCCACAAAATGCAAATCAAGATTTAATATATGTCTCACCAGGAGATTATATTAGTGATATATCATTCACTGGATCTTTGAATGCAGGTAAAGCAGTATTTGCTTTTAATCCAAATAAACCAAGATATTCTGCACAGTCACCTTACATTCGTAATTGTACTAATTTTATTAATAATAGTATTGGTATGAAGATTGATGGAAATCATGTAATAGGGCCATTCAAAAGTATGGTTACAGATTCCTATACACAGTATAACGCAAATGGTATCGGAGTTTCCATAACAAATGAAGGTTATGGACAATTAGTCTCTATATTTACAATCAACCCAGATATATCAATATTTACTGGATCTGGTGGTCAGTGCGATTTAACAAACTCAAACTCTTCATTTGGTAATTTTGGTTTAGTTTCTGACGGTGTTGGGCCTAGAAAATATACTGGTACTGTTACTGCTGCAGCTGAAGCAAACTCATCTGAATTTAAATTAGATTTATCGGTTCCTACATTTAATGTTTCTAATTTTGAATATGATCACACAACAGGATTAACAACTGTCACCACATCTTCAAATCATAATTTTACAGTCGGAATGGGTATATCTTTAGCAAATATTGTTTTATCTTGTGCTTATGGAAATAAAACATATCCTGATGGAGATGTTGGATTTGTTTTTGAAGTTAAGTCTCTTCCAGCAGCAAATAAATTTACTACACATGTTGGAATATCCACTTTAGCACACACTTATGTTTCTGGTGGAACAGCAAAAACAAAAGTAGTGAGACCTTTTGATGGACAAGTTGTTTTCTTTGAAGAACTTTATAAATTAGTAGGAAAAATAGAAGTAACAAACGGTGGATCTGGATATACATCTGCACCATTAGTAACCATTGCATCTCCATCAGAGTCTTGGGGAATTCCAGCTACTGCTATTGCAACAATTGAAAATGGAGCAGTATCAGAAATAACAATTGTTTCTGAAGGGAGAGGATATACATCAACACCCTCTATTTCTATTTTAGGTGGTGGAGGATCTTCTGCAAGTGCATCTCTAACCATGAAGCCTCAATATTTCGTGGTTGAAAAATCAACTCCAATTTCAAATGGAATATCAACGGTTACATTTACAGAGAATATTCCATTTGCTGTAGGTGTTGGGACAACAGTTCCTTTCTTTAAACAAAGTCGAATACTTGCATCAAGTCATTCTTTTGAATACATAGGATCAGGAACAGATTTAATTAATTCACTTCCGTCAAGGGGAGGTGTGACAATTCAAGAAAACGAAATTGATGATCGAAATGGTGGATTAACAATATTCACAAGTACAGATCAAGCAGGTAATTTTAGAATTGGTGATGGTGTTGTAATCAATCAACAAGCAGGAACTGTTACTGGTGATTCATATACCAAGAGTTTATTTTCAACGATGACACCATTTATTTTAGCTTTAGGAGGAGATTAAAATGGCATTAGCACAAAACGTATTTCGAACAATTACGAATGTAGTTCCTTCTAGTCCAGTTGGTATATACACTGCACCAGTGGGTTATTCTGGAGTTGTTCTTTTAGCATCTGCTACAAATATTGGTGCAAGCACTCAAACAATATCATTTTCACATGAAAGATCAGTTGCTGGTGTTGCAGTGACAACTGAAGTTTTAAAAACGTTCCCAATTGAATCGAGTGATACTGCAAATTTACTTTCTGGTAAGTTAGTTCTTGAAAGTGGAGACACAATCGTTTTATCTGCAAGTAACGGAACTGATGTTAAATTTATTGGTAGTGTCTTGGAGACATTAAATTAAAATGGCAAAGTATTTAAGTAATAAATTTAAATCATTAAAGATTGGACTAGATGAGTTTAGTGAAAATAAAACTAGTCTCACCATAATTGGTAATGTTGGTATAGGTGAAACGCTATCTCTCAATTCTGTAACTGGAATTATAACTGCAGTTTCATTTAAGAGACATGGTGGAGCATCATCTGAATTTTTAATGGCTGATGGTTCTACTAATAATTCAACATTTCTTACAGCAGAATCTGATACATTAGACTCAATATTAACTAGAGGAAATACCACCACCAAAAATTTAACTGTAGGAGATATAACTGCTGATAATATATCGGTTGGGGGAACTATTACATATGATGATGTTACAAGTGTAGATTCTTTAGGAATTGTTACTGCTCGATCTGGAATTTATGTAGGCCCTATAAATGCTGGAGTTGCAACAATAACAGCAGATGGTAACGCAACATTTTCTGGAATTATAACTAGTGCTAAATTAAATGTTTCTGGTATAACTAACTTTGATAATAAAGTTGGTATTGGAACTACTGATCCAGATAGCAAATTACACGTAAGTTCAACTGATTTAAATACTGTTGTAATTGAAAGACTTACTAATAATGATGCTGACCCATATGGTTCTAGAATAGCGTTTATAGATAATGTCACATCTTTAGGTTTTCCAGCGTATATACAGGGTTATAACGGAGGTCTTGAATTAGGTGCTGCGGGAACTCCATTGATTGGGTTATCAAATGCTATGGATGGTAGGATCGGGATTGGAAGGTCTATAGATGAAGGTCTTGATGTTATGGCACCATATTTACTACAAATTTATGGTGCAACGAACGTTGAGGGTAAATTAAATGTAACTGGATTATGTACATTTAATAGTGGTGTAAATGTAACTGCTGGTTTATCTACATTTAATAGTGATGTAGATGTTACTGGTGCCACTAATAGAAAAATAACTGTTGGACTAGGTAGCACAGTAACACAATTTAATCCGTTTGGTTTTAGAGTTTTTCATCCATCATCATCAGGAATATTTTATCAAAATGATAGTGATCCATTAGTTTCACTTGATAGTGGGAATGTTAAAATTGACACTTCTCATCCTAGTAAGGCATTTTCAGTTGAATATTCAGGTAGTCAATCTTTCTTCAACACACAAGATCGCACTTTATTTAATTTTTTTGCAAATACTGCAACTGGTCAATTTACAGTAAATTCTGTCGCTGCTGGCGGTGGTGAAGAACTTAAGATAGTTAGAAATTTAACTACAATAAGAAAGGATTTGGTTCTTGGAGGTGGTTTAAGTGCAACTGGTATTTCAACATTCTCATCATCCACAGGTAGTATAGTTATAAGTGATGATGGCCCATCTCTAACTTTTATCTCAACTTCTGGCATTCAAACTTCTAATAGATATAGAATAAAAGTAGGTGGTGGTAGATTAAACCTACAAGTAAGTGCAAATAATGGTGCTTCTTATGTAGCAGCTGCATCAATGGGTGGTATTGGAAATATATTCATACCTGACAATGATAAAGTATTTTTTGGAACGAATAATGATGCTTATATTCAACACGATAATTCCAATTTAAATGTAGTAAACACAACTGGTAATATTGATATAAATGGTAATGTAAACGTAGGAACTGGAACTGAACAATATCTTGTTGGTATTGGAACTAATAATCCACAAGTAAAATTGCATGTTTCTGGTGATGGAGCAAAAACATCTCATCTACCTACATTAGCGGCCGCAACAAGATTTGTCGTTTCAGATACAATAAACCCATCATCATTCAATGCAATCGGAATTTTAGGTGGAGTCAATGGTGCTGCACTTGTAAAATTTGGTGATAAGAATGACGAGAACGCAGGTCAAATTGGATATTATAACTCTGATGACTCAATGCGATTTTATACAAATGGTTCGGCAACAGAAAAACTTCACATCACATCAGATGGTAAAGTTGGTATCGGGACAGCTGACCCTCAAGGGACTTTACAGGTTGGAACTGGTGTAACTGTTTATGGTAATGCAGGAATTGTAAGTGCCACTAAATTTATTGGAGATGGTTCAGGATTGACAGATTTACCTGCTGATCAATTGACTGGCAATTTACCAGCAGTCAGTGGTGCAAACTTAACTGATGTTATTACAACTTCTGGTGGAAACGTAGGTGATCTAAGCGTTAGCGGAATAGCAAGTGTAGGTATTGGAACTACAGGAGATACTTTTACAGGGAAGGTAGATCTCTTTCATGAGGGGGAAATAAAATTAAGAACCACTCCAGCTGGAGTACAAGTTGTGGGAATTTTAAGTGCAACTTCTCTAGATTTTACTGGTGCTGAAGGTGCATTTAGTGATGATTTATTACTTCAAGGTGGATCTGCAAACGCATTATGGGATAGATCGGAATCTTATTTGCAATTTAATGATGGTGCCAAGGCAGTATTTGGAACTGATGTAAGTAGTGGAGATTTAGAAATTTATCATAGTGGAAGCCATAGTTATATTAATGAGGATGGAGCAGGACAGTTACTAATTACAACTGGTATTGGAACAACTGCTGCGATGGTGAGTGATGGATCAATAACTTTATATTACCAAGGAACAGAAAGGTTAAAAACTACATCTACAGGAATTACTCTCTCTGGAACTTTAAGTGCTGATATTGATGGTAACGCTGCTACTGCAACAAAAGCAACTGATTTAGCAATAAATGCAACACAACAATTATTAATACAAACTGGAAATGACGCTACTGATGTTTTTGATTCTGGCACTGCAGGATATGTTCTTCAATCTAATGGATCTGGTCTTGCACCAAGTTGGTCAGCTACTGCACCTGCAAATGCCATTACTGGAATTACGATAAGAGAAGATGGTTTAGTAGTAGGAAGTGCGAATAGTGTAAGCACTATTAATTTTACTGGGGCGGGAGTAGGAGTTACTTTCACAAATCCAGTTGCTGGTATTGCTACTGTTACCGTAGCAGGTGGCGGTGGAGGAGATTCAAGTGCTGTAATGCTGTCCATGATTTTCGGATAAATAAACACACAGGAGAATAATAATGACTGCACCTAATTTAAAAAATCCAACAACTATCACAGGTAAGACTGAGTGTGTGGGTATTGGGACTACCGCAACTGTTGGTATTCTAACAAATCTACAAAGTAGTAATAAAGTTTTAAAGATAAACTCTGTTTTTGCTGCAAATGTTAGTGTCAGTAATATGCTTGTTAACGTAGCGATTGCAAATACTGTTGGCACAGCATTTACCACTCATATTGCAAAAGATTTAATTGTTGTGCCAAATACCACACAAGTTGTTAGTTCGAAGGATACATATTTTTATTTGGAAGAAGGTCAAACATTAAAAACACAAGTTCAAATAGCTGGAACAAGTTATTTGAGTTCCAATGGCGTAGAATTTGTAATTGGTTATGAGGATATATCATGACCTATAGAAGAAGAGGAATCATAGGATATGGAAATGAAATTGAAAAAGTAAAATATGGTCATTCTGGAATGGTTACACATGAAGATAGAAATTTTCAGGCATCACATTTTCAAAATGGAAGTAGATATGAAGGTTCAACTGAGTCTTGGGTTGTTACAAAAAACGTAGCAGATATTATAGGTAGTGGAGCAAGTCCAAGTTCTGTGGCTATATCTCCTGATGGTAAACATCTGTATATTGGTAGATCAAACAATAGCACTTGTTACCTATTACATTACAAATTAGCAACACCGTTTGATATTGAAAGTAGAGTTTTTGTTCATAGTTTTACAACAAATTCATTTGGTGTGAATTCTATAGAAAGTATTGCAGTTTCTCCAGATGGTCAATATATGTGGGCTTCCAGTTACTTTGATAAATTACACACATTCCACATGTCAACACCATTTTATATTAGCAGTATAACCCATACAGGAAAAAGAAAAAGAAAAAATTGGTATAGTAATTCAAATACTATTTACGGTTATGATACAAATCCAGCTGGAATTTTCTTTCATCCTGACGGAACTAAAGGATATATTATGGGAAATTATAATGATCGTCTTCATCAATACGATTTAACAACAGCATTTGATGTGACCACAATGACTCATAATCAATATGAAAGTGTCAATAGTATTAATTCAGATCCATATGGAATTTGGTTTAAACCTGATGGTTCTTCTTTCTTTTTTGTGGGAAGAGGTGGAACAGATACTGTTTATAAAAGAGATATGACTACTGCTTGGGATATATCGACACAACAGGATGGTGGTAGTTGGGCGATCTCTCCCAATTACGGTTACTATTCTATTGCATTTAGTTATGATGGAACCAAACTTTATTTGGGTGCAGATGATCAAAAAATTAGACAATGGTCTTTGAGCACTGCTTGGGATATGTCTAGTACATTTACAGATGATGGGTGGACTTTAGATAGTTTTGGTTTTGGTGGTACCGTGGTTGGGATGGCTTTCAATAGTGATGGAACAGAGTTTGCGGGTCAAGCGAGTGCTAGTGACAATTACGTACCATTTAAGTTAGATACTCCATATGATCTTAGTGGTGGACATACCTATCTTTCTGGCAAATTTCAAAATGTAGGAGATAATCCCATAGGAATATATTATCCAATGGGACTTGCCACTTTGGGAAAAGATAAAATGGTTATACTTAATGATAATGGTAATAATCAGTATTATGGTAGCACTGTAAATGCATTTTCTTTAAAGGAAAGTGATAATGTTTTTTCGTTAGAATTTGGATATGTAAAAACTGTGGATATTACCAATGCAACTGGTAACAGTGATCCTAGAGGTTTTATATGGAAGTATGATGGGACAAAATATTATGTTTTTGATGAAGATGATAAAGGAATATATCAATATAGTACGTCTGTTCCTTTTTTAGCTACTAGACTGGTAAGTACTTACGAAAGTTTTCAGTCAACTTATTATGTTGGTTCAGCAGATCCAAAAGCCTTTGCGATGAGTTTGAATGGTAAAAATATGTGGTTCATGGATACTAATACTGATAGAATATATCAATACGATTCAAATACTCCTTGGGATATTAGTAACGGAGTTACCTTTAGAGGATATTCTGTTTGTTTTACTAGACAGGAGGGTACTCCAAGAGGAGTATCTTTAGTTCCAACTGGAAATAGATTGTTAATGGTTGGAGAAGATACTGATAATTTGGTTGAATTTTCACTACCTTCATAAAGATAAATATGTTAACTAAACCTGAAAAATTATGATTGAAACATCAGTTCCAGAATGTGATACAAGAAGATATATAATCGTATCAAAAACAGAGGCAGACAAAATTGATAGACAAGATCTTGTTGGCAACTGTTATCCAATGGTAACTTATACTGCAGATGAATCTAAGGTATTAGTAAAATATAATAGTGGAATAGGAACTCCAAACTTTCTTTCTACTTTATCTGGAATACAAGGGCCATATGATGTAATTGGTATATCAACTATTGTTACTAAAGACTGGTTAGGTTCATCTGTCTAAATAATAAGGTGAAAAAGGAAGAAGAATGAAGTCATTTAAAGAATTTGTACAAGAAAGTAGTCTTTCAAGAATCAAAAGTAAGTCAGATAAAGGTGGTATGGCCATTCTTTCTGGAAGTCGTGGTGATAAATCTGCAAAAGAAAATCGTGCAAGAGCAAAGCAATTAGATAAAGATATTCG